TGTCGTAGCAATTTTTGTTGAATCATCACCAGCACTCGGTGTAGGTGCTATAACTGTTCCTGTAAATGTAGGACTAGCCAAAGGAGCAAATGAAGTATTAACAAAAGCTGTTGTAGCAAGTTGTGTTGTATTTGTTCCAGCACTTGCTGTTGGAGCAGCAGGTGTTCCAGTAAATGTTGGACTTGCTATTAATGAGTATGCTTGTAAATCTGATACATCTGCCTCAACAATTGTAATTGTGTTTGAAGCTGTGTTAATAGTTTTGTTTGTTAGTGTATCTGTTGTCGCCTTACCTACTAGTGTGTCAGTAGCCGCGGGCATAGTCAAAAGATTACCACCATCTACTTGATTAAATGAAGCAAGAATTGGTGTTGTTAATGTTTTGTTTGTTAGTGTTGATGTTGTTCCAGAGAACAAAGTATCTAATTGTGATAATGTTATCTTACCCTCTGTTCCACCGTCAGACGCTATTAATAAGTCTGTAGCAGCGAGTGTTTGACCTGTTAAGTCATTTGCTGTGTCTATATCGAGTGTGGCTGATACTGAACCAAACTCTAGTGCGCTTGCACCTGAATTTACTTTTAATACTTGACCGGCCGTTCCTATAGATAGTGAAGCGCCAATACCTCCATGAGATAAACCGATAAAGTCTCCTGTTTGATATTCTGCTAAACCTGTTACGTCAGATCCACTGAATGTTGCTTTTACTGGTGTTTTAGTTGCCATTTTTTATTCCTCTTTATCTTATTTATCCTATTGCTAATGTCGTTACAGCAGTTCCGTCAGCTTTATTAAAAGCTAGATGAAATATTGGTGTTACAACAGAATTCATAAATCCTTGTATTGTACTAAATGTTGTACTATTTATTAATGTTATTGTAGTGGCTGAAGCATCAGCTTTAACAAAAGGTATAACCTTTATACCAACACTACCACTTTTATTTACCCATTCTGTGCCATCATATACTATTTCATCACCTTCAGTTAAACTTGTGAAAGTTACATCAGAATTACCTGCTAAAGTTGAACTAGGTGTTGCTAATCCTATATCTGTACCATCAAATGTTAAAACATCTCCACTTGAAGCGCCTGATTGTAATCCAGGTATTCTTAATGAAGTGATATTAGTATCACCTAAAGTAATTTCATTATTTACATTAATACCACTTGCTTGAGCATTATAACCTATACAAGTATTATTATCTCCACCACTTATAGTTTCACCTGCATCCATACCGATACAAGTATTTTGAAAACCAGAAGTAATAGAATCTCCTGCATCTCTACCTATACCAACATTTGAGTGACCGCCTTGTAAACCCTTTAAAGCTCTTGCACCTAAACTTGTGTTGTTATCACCAGAAGCAACAGAACCACCTTGAGATTCATAACCAATAGCAGTATTATAATCACCACCTACCCTATCTTGACCTACTTGACTACCAACAAAAGTATTAAAACTATGATCACCATCAGTTTGAAGCATTGCATCATGACCTATTGCTACGTTATCATCACCTGCAGTAATTTGAAGTGCAGCTCTATATCCGATACCTATATTTCTTTGGCCATTAGTAGCCTTATCTCTTAATGCATCAGTACCTATACCTAAACTTTGACCTTCATAAAATACATCAGATAACTCATTTAAGCTATCAGCACCGCCGAGTTTTTTAACAGTTCCAGCGTCATTTACATAAAACTTTTGTGCCGCTGTATCAATAGCAACTTCCCCACTAGCTAGATCACTAGTAGTGGGAGTTGAAGTTCCTCGTTTTAATTTTATAACTGTCGTCACAATATTTCCTTTATATTATATATTAGAATGTTCCACCGTCAGTAGCAGTAACCGTTACAACACCTGAAGTAACTGTAAAGTCATTACTATCAAACGAAGCAACCCCTTTATTACTTGCAGTTGCTAATTCAGCAGCAATAGTAATTGTTCCAGATGATTCTGAAACTGTCATACCTTCGCCTTGTGTAAATGTAATTGTGCTACCTAAAGCAGCTGCAGTTGAATTTGATCCATCTGTAACTGTTATTGTAGAATTTGCTAGTTTACCATTACTGATTGATCCAGCAAGTTTACCTTCAGCAATTGAACCCGCCAACATATCATTTGTAATACCAGAAGCTTTAACTCTAATAGCGTCACTTGATATTTCGATAGAAGCGTCATCTACAGCAACTGCTAATGTATTACCAGTTTTTGTTATTGCGTCTCCACCTGTTATCTGACCAGCACCAGAGAACTGAGCAAGTGTAATTGCGTCTGTTCCTAATGTAGGTTCGCCATTATGTGTAAATACATAACCGTTATCAGCGTTAGCAGTTCCTTCTTCAACAAATACAAAAGCACCACCAGTAATTTCTGAAGCAGCGTCTGCGTCTGGTGTTCTTGTTAGAACATAAGCAGCTGATCCTGAACCAACAGTTGTTACTGTATAGACACCGTTTTGTGTAGTTGTTGATTGATCTTTTAATAATATTCTGTCGCCAGCTGTTGGAACTTGACCATCAATTGAGAAAGCACCATTTGAACCAGCAGTGATTGTTCCAGCACCATTGTTATATGTTCCAGCAACGTTAGCTGTTGTCGCATATCTAACAGAAGCTTTTACATCTAAACCATTAGCAACACTATCAACATATCCTTTAGTAGCAGCGTCTGTAGCGGCTGTCGGAAGAGAAACACTTGTTATTTTTGATGAATTAACATCTACTGTTCCTGATCCGTTTGGATCCAAAGTGATATTACCGTTTGAGTCAGTTGATGTAATACTATTACCATTAATCGTAAGATTATCTACAGCAATTTGAGTCATTGCTGCTAAAGCAGTAATTGTGTCTCCAAGTGATACATCTGTTGAACCAATTGTAACACCGTCATTTGCTAGTTTCGCATTAGCAACTGAACCTGTTAGTTTATCACTAGATACTGAAGCGTCAACTAATTGAGAACCATTAATAACTTTGTTAGTTAAAGTGTCTGAACTTGAAGCAGTTATGAAAGCTGAAGTCGTGTTACTGTAATTAGCTAAATCATTATCTACAACTAAATCAATAGTTCCATCAGAATCTTCGTAAGTTGCTGTAATTAATGTTTCAGTATTACTAGTAAACATCGCACCAGCGATATCTTGTATTCTTTCAGCATTAACTGTAACATCTCCAGAAGATACTGTAAAGTCTGTGCCATCAAATGTAGCAATACCTTTATTAGTTTCTGTAGCGTCTTCAGCAGCAATTGATATATTGTTGTTTGAAACTGTTGTAGTAATACCTTCACCACCAGCGAAAGTTAATGTTTCACCTGTACTAAAGTTATCAGTTGTTGTTCCGTCTGAAATTGTAAATGCACCAGAAGCAACAGCAGCAAAGCTTAAGTTACCTGATCCATCAACTTTTAGATATTGTCCATCAGAACCTGCTGTAGCGGGTAATGTTAAACTTACATCAGCTGAAAGAGCTGCCGGAGACTTTAACAATACTGAATGAGCACCGTTGTTAGTTGCTTCGTTAAATTTAATTCCACCACCAGCAGATGCGTTATTACCTACAAGTAGTTGATCTATTGCGTTATTTGAATCTGTGATTACAGCAGATGAAGCTGTAAGTGTTCCATGAACATGATTTGCTAGATCAGCAAAATACTTACCACCGATAACTTCAACGTTAGCAGCATTGCCACCAGTTTCCGTTCCTGTTCCTATGAAAAGTCTATCACCTAAATTACCCTGAGTACCTGTACCATAAGTATAGGCCATTTGTCCTTGACCCAAGTTGGCAGGTGCGGCTACTCCAGAGGATCTTAATATTTTTATTACTGTTGCCATTGTTTATTTTCCTTTAAAAGTTACCACCGTTAAGGTCTAATTTACCAGTTGTGGTGTTAATTACGTTTCTACTTACAAATTTATTACTAGAAGCGTCATACTGAAGTATGGCGCCGTCTTCTAAAGAAGTGGCATTCACATCATTTAAGCCGGTTAGAGTAGAAGCTGTTCCAGCACTTGGAACAGTAACAGAGACCTGACTTGGACTTGAATTTGTCGAGTAAATCTTTGCTTTATTTTGTGCCATTTCTGGTCTCCTTCTCTCTTTAATGTATATTTATATACAATTAAGTATATTTATAATAACTATTTATTAAAGATTAAATGGTGACTGATGGCGAAACTGTAATTATTCCTTCGATAACTCTTGTTACAGTATTATCAGATGTCTTTTGTATTTCAACATCAAATACGTATCTCTTAGGCGCCTCTAAAGCGCTTGTTTGAGTAGTTGAAAGTTTAAGAGTTATGATACCTAAAGTAGGGTCATTGTTGATGGTAGTCGTAAAAGTTGTTCGAGTTCTAGTGCTAGCATAGCCTTGAGCCATTTTAGCACTCGCAGTAAAACCCGTCAAATCAAACGTTTCTCCAGTATGATCAAATACTGTTACATCTGTTGAGAATGATGTTCCTTGATCAATCCTTAGATTTACTGTCGCTGCCATTTAATTCTTCTAATCCTTTTTTAATCTTTTCATTATAATGATTAGTAAGAACCTCAATTTTCTCTAGTTCTACTATGTGTCTAACTTTTGATGATTGCATTTCCATTTTAGCAACAATACTGTTCCTAATATCCATAGGCAAATCACTTGTTTTGTATTCTTTACCGTCAATTGTCATTGTCTCTTGTTTTACTTCTTGTGTCATTATCACCTCACTATGTTGTTTGTTATAAAGTTATTTATACTAGTTGTTAAACCCTATGTATTATCGGATTTTATCCAACCAGAGCCAGTTATGAATAGTAGTTCAACAGTGGTTCTATTTGTACTTAAAACTAAATTATTAACGTCACCTTGAATATTATTACCACCTCTAGCTATTGTTATATTATTAGTAGCCGCATTTCCACCGATATCTATAAGTTTCACTCGTTGTCCATTAACTGGAGAGCTTGGTAAAGTAGCTGTTACAACATTACTTGCTGTACTTACTAGATATGCAGTATAGTTTGACGCCGCTACGATAGAAAAATCAGCAGTCTTAATAGTAAGGTCGGTTGTCATACCTACACCTGCTCCACCTGTTCCTACAGCAATAGTTGATTTGGTTATAGTTGGTATTTGTGCATAAGTTCTAGCACCTTTAAAACCATGGAATAGATGTATAGGAGCACCACTACCATTAGCTTGGGCAGTAGCGATTAACTC